TCACGACCACACTCCTATCAGTGCTTCGATCGGGGGAGCGACGGCGCCGGCAAGCAGGTAGAAGCCGGCGATCACGCACAGCGGAATCCAATCTCGATTCATGGTCATCTCACTTTGCTGTTTTGGCTTGGTGTAACCGGTATCAGAGAATGGCGGTCAGCGTTGTGCTGCCGTCGCTATGCTCAGTGCGAAGCATTAACGGTGCTCCGCCGAAAAGCTCAGGGCGAAGTTCGCGCAACGCGTTGCTGAAGTTCTTCGGAGCCTCGAAGCCGTTGCCGAGCAGTGCGGTCGTGACTGCGAGCTCGGGATCGTCGTCGCTGGGAGTAAAGAACGACGCAACGATCGGGATCTTGTGCTCTTTGCAGATGGCGATGATCTGGGTCATGAGCGGCGAGATCTGCTCGTCGTAGATTCGTTCCTTGGTGACGGTGGTCATATGTGTCTCTCCAATATGATTAGAAATCCGAAATGACAACAGCGCTCGACGAGCGACACTGATCTTCAATGTCGTCCGATCAACGCTGTCGAAGCACTCAAGGGCGCGCACCCGGTCATAGGACGCGGACAATCCGCGGGCCGAACGCGCCATTCAAAGCTCCGGTATTTCAACTACGTTCAGGGAGGGCGCCTCGATACCACTACGGGGTGTCGATGGATACGGGCTGTTTAGAGCCGCCGCGCCGGCTTGAGGCGCCCTCACTGAAAGCTGTTGAGCGGTGTCGGGCGCTACCCCGTTTCTCGGCTACACCATCGAGCCGGCCGGTTGCTCCCTGTACTGCGGTCCCGGCGCACTAGCACTCTTAAAGATCGACCGCTTGGGCGGTGGCGCAACGAAACGTGTGCTGCGTTGTGATCAAGTATTGCAAATGTACTAGAGCGCGGCAAGTACATTTGCAATTAAATTTGTAACAGTGACCCCAGATCGAGGCACGACTTGCTCGGATATGGGTCAGCTCGAGGGATCCAACTCTTCGGTGGGAGTGACTGCGACTAGAAGCTAATGCCCGATCAGGACGAGACTGGGACGGCTGATGTCGGCCTCTGCCGGATCGTTGAGGTCGACGATAGTCGGTGGCCTCGTTCTACGAATTTCGATTAGCGGCGCTCCTGGAAAGAGCGCTTTTGAGACGGTGAAATCCTCGGCAACAGGGAACCTTTCAGTGCAGAGTTGGTTGCCGAGCAGCCTTTTCGAGCGCAGAAAACAGCATTGCACTTGCCATCGACCCGATGATTGTCTTTTCCGTTTCGGCCTTTAATACATCGCCGCGATCGTCGATTACAACGCGAATCTTTGGGGACTCCCCAGGAGCACTTAACACATCCCCGAGCTTGCGCATAAGGCCACCAGTAGCCTGAGGGCTTGGGCTCAGAACATCTACAAGCTCATTGCCCCACATGAACTGGAACGTGTATTCGTGGTTCGAGATACCTTTGATCTTCGCGTTTCGGGTTATGGGGTGGTCTGGCCGAAGCAGACGAAGGTAATGTTCGACATCGTCTGCCAGATTATTTACTGAATCGGGAACACCGGTCCATGTGCGCTCCTGCTCGGTTAGTGCAAGCAATCCGGCAATGTAAGTTGCAACTAAGCTGCTGGTGTTTTCGATTTGACCGAGCGCACGTATTTCTCCGTTTGCCTCGACAGTCATACCATGAGGTGCCAGCAAGCTGCGGATCGCCGACAGTCGTCTGCTATGAAATGGATCGATTCCGGTCGCGCTCAGATGGAAAAGTGTGTCCCCATTGTCGCTGATGAGCGAATGTTCGCCCTGTTCGATGACATAGAACGTGATCGCGCTACCGTCAGCGAAGCTGAACGGTGTCCCGATTTCGAGCGCGCGCTCACCGTTCACCGTTTTCACGGCGCGGCAATCATAGGCCAGCTTTTTGTGAAGCCATGCGCAGTCGATGTTCATGATATGAAAATACTTCCGTCGAAGCTGATGTTCGATCTCTTGCAGAATAGCGCAAAAAGCTCATCCAGCGGGGTCTGGCAGGATAGTGATTCCACTAGCCGCAGCGTTTCGTCTCCACGATGCTCGTGTGGACCATATATTGGGCCGCTGGGACCATTGTGCGTTCGCCTGTGCTGCGGCTGCACTTCGATCTGATGGACGCGCCACTTCACACCGTGTCGTAGAACAAACAGGGTAGCCGTCGTGCGACATGCGTCAATTACCAAAGGGGCCTTGGTTTCCACCTCAACGGTCATGCCGGGCAGCGTTGCACCAAGCTCGTCCTCAGGACGAACGATCGCCAACAGGTAGCCGGCGTGATTTTTCCGAGGTTTGAGGTCGATGTCGCCGCGCAGGATCTTCGCCACGGCGATTAGCGGCTCAGCTTCGGCGCGCGAGAGGTCTGGCATGTACCGTTCGTTGAGTTGTTGTGCTCGATTCGCGTATTGCGATTTACCCGCCTCCGCAGCCTGACAGGCCACACAGGCCACACAGGCTCATGCATGGTCGCGGAATTATAGCTGTCTACCAGACATTCTGGCCCCGAGGAGCGACATCGGCACGAATTATCGTATGGTGGACAAAGCCAGTTGAAAGCTCCCCAATTGTGACGCTAAACTACTGTACATTCATACAGTGATTCAGCGCAGAGGAAGTCGAGGGCGGCCGATGAAAGAAGAGGTAAGGACATGCCTGCGTTGCAGGCCTGGGGATCTGGCGATTGTGACGCGATGCGGAGTGCCCGAACGGATCGGGCTGCTTGTACGCGTTCTCGAACGATGTGGGAACGGGCGCCACGATTGGCTGATTGAGCTTCAGGGGCCGGGGATACTTGCGCCGGGTTTGGCGACAGGTGTCGTAATGCGCCGTAAGCGGGCGTTAATGCGCGATAGCAGCCTTACACCGGTCAAGGGTGCGGACTATCGCCGTCAAATGGCTCGTCAGGATCCTGAAGCGGTTCTGATCGATTAAGGAGCCTCAGCATTTCCTTCAGTGCTTTGAAGGCTTCGGCCGACATTCCGCGCTCATCCGCCTGGGTAATGGCATCAATGAGATCTTGGGCCGGCCGGCTGCGTGGCGGAGGCTTCACTTCTGTCTGGCCCTGATGGGCGAGTCCGTTCAGCGTCGTATTCGTGATAACGGCGTTGAGGGGTATGCCTTCCTGCAGCCACTCGGGAGGCACCTTGAGCGCGTTCGCAAGTGCGAGGATGTGCTTCGAGCCCTTATTTCTGCCGCCCTCGATCTGAGCAATCGTCGACTGCGAGACCTTGGCAGCTTTCGCCAAGTCTTCCTGCGACCAGCCTTCCTTCTCGCGGAATGCGCGCACACGGGATCCGAACGTTTTCATATTGCAATCGTAATAGGCAAGTCAAGTGCATTGGTACTTGTCAAGTAAGTACAAATGCAATATTCTGCTGGGCATGAATGCTCAATCGATCATCTCGGCCCTTATGGCGGCTGGGTTTACACAGATGGAAATCGAGCGTCGATCAGGCGTCGATCAATCCACTGTTTCGGGCCTGTACACCGGCAAGCGGGGAAAGCGAGTTTCCTACGAGGTCGTGCGCAAGCTCCAGGCTCTGCATAGCGAGGTGGTGGAGCAGAAGACGGAGGGCCCCTGACGTGCCGAGGCCCGACTGGGCCGACCTCATTGCTCAGCGTGCGGCAGAGCTTCGAGCCATTTCTCGACTCTCGCGGCCGCGCCGTCGAAGGCTGTCAGATAGGCGTCGGACGGTTGTGACGAAAACAAGGCGCGGGTTGAGGTGTCGCGCAGCCGGGAAATGATCTCTTGAAGAAGGCTCGTCGGATTTGGTGTCGCGAGCACGGCGTACTTTAGCGAAATCATCAACACGTCGTTGCGAGCTCGAAGCATGTCGATCTCCGCGCGCAAGTCGTCGAAGTCCTTTTTGATTTGGTCGTCGTTCATGCGAACCCTGTTCTGTTGTGATTGAAGAGGCCAGAGCCTTCGATTCTCGCATAGTGGTGGTTCGCATCCAGTAGTGATGTCCGCAGTTTAGAAAATTCGACCTGCAAGGTCATTCAATCAGTTTTGAACGGAGTTGAGTTGCTATGAACACAATTGAGGTCATCCGGAGGCCCAGTATTGAGCGGGCGTTCCGGGAAGCGCTGAGCGATCCGCGCAGCCGCGGGCCGGTCGCCGACGCGCTCGGCTGGGACGATTCGCAGGTGAGCCGGTTCCTATCGGGGAATCTCGGCGTACCGATTAACAAGATCGACGCGGGGCTGAACGCGCTTGAGCTGCGCGTCGTCTCGCGAGAGTACCTGGACGGGCTGTCGACGATGAGCAAGGTTGGTGTGAACTGCCACTGCGCACGGGAAGGGTTTGGGGAGTGCGGCGGTCGGTGGTGATGTAAGAAACGGACCCAGGCAAAAGCGTTTTCGACGGAGAGTGCTTCTGTCTTGGTTTAGTAATCCTAACAAGTGAATCTATGGAAGCCAATCAGATCGACCGGCAGGCCGAAATGCGTCAGCGGAGTCTGGCCATTCCGGAAGAGGTGAAACGCATCGTGCGAGACGCCAGCCAACACCCGAAGTACCCACGCAAGTGCCTGTCGTGCGGGGCGTCCGAATCCCTCGACGGCTCCGTGCCGTGCGGGCACTGAATTGGCCCGCTTCCATTGCCGCTGCCGGCACTGCGAGACGCGCCGGGTGCTGAAGAAGTGCCCGGACGACTACGTGCGGCAGCCGCAATGCGACGTCTGCGGTCGGCGCGATTTCCGAATCGACTCCTGGATGCAGAAGCGCAACACGCGCCTGATGGCGTGCACGTGCGCCGGTTACTGGTTCTGGCATCGGCGCGGTTCGCTGTACTGCTGGCACCGTGCCGACGGCTCAATCCGATCACCCGGCGATCCCGATTTTGCGGATCGCACTCCCCCGCCCGATGCGCTGGCGGCCTGAATTTCTCTTCTGGAGGAAACGTGGCAAAAAGCTCCGTTGAAGCATATGGCGCGCAGAGCAAGGTAACTGCGCTCGCGATGGACCCGAACGACCTCGAGCTCGTTGTCGACCCGTCGCATCCGCTGTACGACCGGCGCGTTCATCAAGAGCCGAACCCGAAGACGGTGTTGAACTACCGCGCGATCGGGGTGCGTAAGCCGGTGCTGTTCTACAAGGATCCGGAGACCGGCAAGAACCTGGTCATCGACGGCCGCACGCGGGTGATCAATGCTCGCGAGCTCAACCGGCAGTTGATCGCCGCCGGCGAGCCGCCGATCACAATCCCGGCCATCCCGCAGAAGGTTATCAACGATGGCGGGAAGTCGTTCTCTGCCGTAATGGTTAGCACGAACGAGATCCGCAAAGAGGATTCGCCGATCAACCGAGCCGAGAAGATGGCGCGGATGCTTGACGTCGGTCACACGGAAGAAACCGTCGCAACCATGTTCGGCGTCGAGGTGCCGACGGTCCGCCAGCAGTTGAAGTTGCTCGATTGCACGGCTGCCGTTCGTGATGCGCTCGAGGCTGATCAGATCACCGTCTCGAACGCGCTGAAGCTCGCGAAGCTGACGCCGGATCAGCAGCGTCAGAAGGTGCTGGCCGTCATCGCCGCGGCTGACGGCAAGGAAGGGCATGCGAAGTCGCGGGCACAGAAGGCTGCGCTGACCGGCGATGCGGCCCCCCGCATGCGCACCCGCAAGCAGATCGCCGCCGAGCTCGAGAAGGCGACCGGCGAGCGTGCCGACGTGCTGCGGTGGGTCCTCGGGATGGACGCCGCAGCGCCCGCTACCGAGCCTGCGGATCCTCGGCAAATGTCGATCGACGGGGCTGCATGAGCATCAAGGTCCAAACAATGGTGTGGGACCGGTATCCGGGCCAGGACCACGAACTGTTGCTCGCCTTGAAGCTGGCCGACTTCTGCGACGACAACGGGGAACACATCTTCCCGAGCGTCGAAACGCTGGCCGAGAAGACGCGCCGTTCGGTGCGCGCAGTTCAGTACCAGATGAAGAGCATGGTCGAGCGCGGTTGGCTGATCCTTGTGGCCAACGCCGCTGGCGGTCGTGGTCGCGCGTGCGAGTACCGCATCAATCCCGACTGGATAAACGGTGCAGAGATTGCACCCATTTCCGCTGGTTCAAAGGGTGCAACGGATGCACCCATAGGAAAGGGTGCAACGCGCAGCAAAAAGGGTGCAACGAACGACGGAAAGGGTGCAATGGGTTTCGCAAAAGGGTGCAATGGGTTGCACCCGATTCACCATGAACCACCACAGGAACCGTCAGAGAACCACCAAGGCGCACGGCGTGCGCCGCGAGCTGCGTTGCATGCTGAGCTGCGTTCGATCGAACTGCCCGACTGGCTCGCGTTCGAGGATTGGGACATGTGGTGCGAGCACCGTGAGGCGAAACACAAGGACGCACCGTGGACTCGCCCGGCGGCAACCGTTTCGATCCGGAAGCTGACAAAGCTGCGTTCGCTGGGCCAAGACCCGAAGGCGTGCATTGAAGAAGCAGTGCTGCGCGGCTGGACGGGCCTGTTTCCGCTGAAAGGCGACGTGGCCGCTACGTCGTCGGGTGCCGGAACCACTGTCGCGCCGGACTGGTGGAAATCAGCCCCGGGCATTCGCGAGCGCGGCAAGCAGCTGGGCATCGAAGAAAAGGCCGGACAAGTGTTCTACCGGTTCAAGGCGAAAGTCTTCAAGGCGGCCGGCCCGGGCGAATGGATGGAGGACATGTTGCGTACGGTGAGCCGCGAAAGCGAAGAGCGCTACGAGGCCCTGTACGCCTACTTCAACGACATTCCGCGAGATCAGGGCGCGCAACAGGTGGAGGCATGACGAAACGAAGCACATGGCCGATGCGCGTCGACGCGGGTACGAGGAAGGTCGGCACGGCGCGTGTTCGTGACAACTCGCGGACCAAGATGACTACGGCACAAAAGGCCGTTTCCGATGCGACTGGCAATCGGCCGCACGTCGACGCCGGTTTCGATGAAATCAGTGACGGAATCGATGCGGCACCGGTCCTGACACCGGCATATCGCCAGCCTGATGCGAAGACGCGGATGCAGGCGCTGGGCCGGCTCAAGAGCGGCCAGATGAACAAGACGGAACAGCGTTACGCCGATCACCTTGAAGCGCGCAAGCAGGCCGGCGAGATCGCCTGGTATCGATTCGAGGGTATCAAGTTCCGTCTCGCGGACAACACCTTCTACACGCCGGATTTCGCGGTGATGCTGGCGAGTGGCCAACTCGAGGCGCACGAAGTCAAAGGCCACTGGCAAGACGACGCGCGCGTGAAGGTGAAGGTCGCTGCGGACCAGTACCCAGTCCGGTTCCTGGCAGTGACGGCCGGTCGTGCAAGGGACGGTGGCGGTTGGCAAGTGGAGGAATTCTGATGAGCGGCGGAAATATGACCTTCACGCAACGATGCATCTGTGAGCGTCTTGGAGAGAGTCCCGGCATTACGTTGCGGGCACTTTCATCGCAGCTGCGATCCACGCCTGACAGCATGAAGCGCACTGTGAACCGTCTGATTTCTACCGGGTATATCAGGCTCGGGCGGCGGGGCAAGAAGGGTTACGAGTTGCATCTTACTGGCAAGGCGTTCCCTGCGTCGATCGAGGTGATGCCGGCCGACAAGCGCCGCTACTTCGCGTTCGAGGTTGGAATTGCCGCGGTCATTCCGGCAATTCGAGCGATGGTCGACGTTGGGCGAGCGTCGGCATGAAGCGCTCAGGATTCAAGCCGCGCACGAAGCCGATGTCACGAGGGTCATGGTCACGGAAAAGTTCGCCGTTGCCGGGACGTGCCCCGCAGCAGGTGAAGAACAGGCGCGGCCCGAGACGACCGACCGTCGCAGAAGGCCTGAAATACCTCGAGGCCTGCCGCGGCGAACCGTGTTACCTGCGGGTGCCAGGCATTTGCAGGCGAAACCCGATCGACGAAACCGTGGTGCCGTGTCACTCGAACCAATCGCGCCACGGGAAGGCTGGGGCAATGAAGGCGAAAAACGAATTCACGGTTCCCGGCTGCGGTGCGTGTCACGCGTGGATCGACCAGAACCGCGTCGGCACGCCGAAACAGATCAAGTTCGACGTGTGGGATCGGGCATTTGAGGAATGGGCGCAGGTTCGGGCCAGAAAGATGGGAGAGGCGAATTGCCAGTGAGGATGTGGGTTGAGATTCCCGACGGGACGTATAGCGTTCCGAGACGTCGCGGGCGCGGCGGGATTGTGTTTTCCGAACACACGCGCGAGATCGATGCGACGGTATTCCGCATCGCCCGTATTGCGACCGTCAAGCGGCAACTGATCACGGCCGTCGAAGTGGACGCGTTCATTCCGGAAATGTACCGGGCGCGTATCGCGAAGAGTGATCCGCGCTGGATCGAGCCGGGCGTGTTCCGGACAAGGGCTTACGTCTACCGCAACAAGAAATCGCGCGTACTCGGGCAGTTCCTTGCGAGCGGGGCACTCGAAATCGATTTGAGAGACGAGGCATGAGCGCCGCCGCATGCATTTTGTACAGCGACGTTCCCGAGCTGCTGTTGACGTCCGCGATTCGCCATCGTGACGGAGTAACCCAAGCGGATCTCATCGCCTTCGACGACTGTCCGTTCAGCGGTGAGATCGCAGAGACTGAACATGGCACGCAGATAGCGTTTCCGTGGCCCCGCAACCGGACGATGCGCCATGCGATCGGCGATTGGCTCACGCACTACGGCATCAACTTCACGGTCGTCATGTAACGACGAATAACCGGGCGTCTCAAGCAAATAGAAAACAGGATGAACATGACGATCGACGAAAGCAACCAGATCGAGGAGCTTCTAGACGAGTGGTACGCATGGCAGGCGGGGTACACGCCGAGGCTGGGCTACGGGCGAGTCGATCCGACATGCCGTAGCTTCTCAGAATCGGATCGCGCGGTTTCGGCTGACGAGCGCGCTGAAGAGGCGGATCTGAAGGCCGCCAAGCGACGGGCCGAACAGGTAGACCTGTGCGTCGATGCGTTGCCTTGGCAAGAACGTGCGGCGATTCAGCGCCATATGAAAGCTAAGACTGTCGCTGCGATGAACCGAGCTTGCGCGGCGTCTGTTTGGCATGATGCGAGGGCGTATGGAAAGCCGGACATGCACGTGCTGTATCAGCAGGCTAAGCGCTCCATCTGCATGACTCTTCGGCGGCGAGGAATGCTGTCAGGTGCCGAGAAAAGCGAAAGATATCGTGTCGAGGAGCATGGTAAGCAGATTTAGCGTTGGTGGTAAACAACGAAAATCCATGATCTAGGGCGCCTTTCCTCAGAATCCAGCCGAGCCGACTCCGTCGTCCGAAGTGGCTAGAAGGAAAGATGCTCTGCGACTTTGCGATCGACCGCGTGCCGCAGCCGTGGTGGCCAAGCGCGGCTGCGTGATACCAGCACAAGCGTCTTGATGCATTCACTGGTAAAACGAGGGTGCTCAGCATTGCCATCGCGGCCCCTTCTTGATCACGGGTAGTCAGGAAGTGGATCCTGAAGACCCGCGCACAACACGTAGAACTTTGTCGTCTTCTTCATCTGTGGACGTCATGCTCATACTGAGGGATTGCTAAGACAACGAAAATTTGGCGAGGCTGTGACAAGTCTTCGAGGGCCCGGCGGACGTGGATATCGTTTATCCCCGAAGCTTTCTAATAAATTACGGACTATGCGTAAAACGCGCAACAATTCCTTGTTTCGTATCTAGATAAAGCATCAACCATTGTTAGAAACCGAGTCTCAGAGGCCATTTCATCCATTTTTGGATAGAATCGCGCGAGCGACTGTTCGTCGCATTGGCTGACCGTCGCCGGCGTTGCGTCTTTGGCGGTCGAACCTGAGAGACAAGGAACAAAAAATGGTTCTTCCACCCGTCGGTCCCGCCGGATCGCAGGCAACCACGCTCTACGAGTCGATACATCGGGGCTTGATGCAGCATGAACGACTGCTCATGTTCCGTTCCCAATTGGGAGCGCAGACCCTCATCCCCGTGCGAGCGAAGGGGTGGTCTAGAGTCGGGCGAGGCTATCGGTGGGTGGTCGACGTCGTATCGCTACGTGATGATATCGACAATCTGGAGCTCGAGCACCAGCCAGTCACGCTGTTTGTCCAGCAGACCTCAACGCCTTTTGCAGAATCAACTTATCGGCCGATTCATGGCTTCGTACATAAATTCCATACGCTCGGGCAAGACGGAAATCTGACCGTTTACCAAGTTGAATTCGAGTCGGCACTATTCTTTCTTGGCAAGGCGAGCAAGAACGACCAATGGTTCAACAAAAGCGCGCAGGACATTCTCTCTGAATTACTGAGTGCTTACCCGCAACTTGCCGGGCGAGTCCGCTTCGCTCTGGCGGATGAGCCACGCGTGCGGTCGTACACCCGCCAGAGTGAATCGGATCTGAACTTCTTCCATCGGATTCTCGAGGACGAAGGATGGTACTTCTATTTCGAGCATGCGCCCGTCCAATATGAAGAAGATCCGCGCGTGTCGACACTCGTTGTCGTCGACCGGCTTTCCGCCTTACCCGAAGCGAAACCGATCGAATTTTGCAATGCTGCAATCGGCGGAGAGATAGATGGTTTTACGCAATGGGCAGTGACGCAGACGGCCCAAAGCCTCGCGTATGCGACGACGTCCTTCAATTACAAGAATCCTCAACAGAATTACTCGGTGCGCAGCGATCTTGGTGACAGCGCAATCAGGTATATGACGGAAGAGCGACGTCAGCAAGTGAAGCGCGAAATCCCGTATGCGCCGATGATCGTACGCGAAGCCCTTTCGTATGCCTATCCGACCTCGAACGAAGGGCAACGACGCGCCTCCAACCGCACTGAGGCCTGGACTTCTGCAGCTCGCCGATATATTGGCCTCGGGGGTGTGCGGTGGCTCGATGCTGGTTCCCGCTTCACCCTCGAACATCATACGCGGCACATGACGGTCGATCCGAACCTTCGAGAGTTCATGGTCGTCGAGGTTGAGTGGTTCATTGAAAACAATGTGCCGCTATCCAATCACGCCGCGACGTATCCGCTCAGTTTACAGAGCACTTTGTCGGACTTGCGCCGGGAGCACGGTAGTCAGTTCGGCTCACGGGCCAATCCTGTCGACGGCCAGGCCGGTGTCTACCTAGTGAAAGTGGAATCGCAGCGCACCAACGTAGAGTATCGTAGTCCGTTCGAGCATAAGAAGCCGCTGATGCATGCCGAGCACGCACTCGTGACGGGTCCCGATAACGAAGAAGCATGGGCAGACGAGCGCAATCGCATCTTCGTGGTTTATCCGTGGGACCAGCGTAGCGGAACGGACGTCACGCAAACATCGCCTCCGCTGCTGGTGATGCAAGCCGATACTGGATACGGATACGGTGGCGTACATGTGCCACGCAAGAATGAGTGGGTCCTAGTCGACTATTTTCAAGGTGATTGCGATCGGCCATATGTACTGGGGCGTCTGCCGTCCGAGACAACGCCGCCCCAGTGGCATAGCAACGTCCTGCTGTCGGGTCTCATGTCGAGTGGCTTCGGCAGGAGCGGTGCATACAATGCTTTCGTGCACGACGATTCCACGAATCAGGGTGCTACGCGACTGACCACCTACACGGGTAAGGTTGGAAACAGCTACAGCCTGTATCATCAAGGGATCCTGATCGACCACGCAGGCAATAACAACGCGCGGGGCCGATACCTCGGTAAAGGAGCATTGCTGCATACCGATGATTTTCTCGGTGTGCGGGCTAATCGCGGTGTATACATCGGAACGCATCCGAAGGCGCACAACGATGATCAGCTCGACGTCAATGAAGCACAGCGCCAATTGATCGGCGCCGAGAGCATTGTTGAGACACTGTCGAACGTCGGCGTCCAGCACCACGCAGACAGCCTCAAGGACAGCCACGATTCGCTCAAACTGTTCACTGATGCCACCCAGCAGTCTGAGGCGCCGGAAGCCGGGGGCGGGCGCACGGCTGGTGGCGGGACAGGCAGCGCGAACGCGTTCAAGAAGGCGATTTTGCTGCTCGCCAGTCCGTTCGGCGTCGGCACGTCTACGCAAGACTCGCTGCACATGACAGCCGATCGCCATATCAATTTGGTCAGCGGCCTGAACACGCACATCGGATCTGCTGGAGCATTCATCGTAAATGCCGCCAAGGCAATCGGGATGTTCTCGCAGACGGCGATTAGGTTATTTACCAAGGGGCCCGTGCAGATCCAGTCCCATGACGCGAATGTCGAGGTGATTGCCAAAGAAGTCCTCAAACTATTGGCGCAAGGCGATGTCGAGATCGCCGCGGGCGGGAAGCTGGTGCTCACGGCAGGTGGTGCTTCGATCACGCTTGAAGGCGGCAATATCCGCGGGCACGCTCCGGGGACCGTCGAGTTCAAGGGCGCGCAACATTCGTTCAGTGGGCCGGCCAGCATGCGCTATTCCATGCCGCCGCTTCCGGTGAGTACTTTGCCTCAGAACCTTACCCACGAATATACGCAGAGTTTCGACATATCATCGGTTGTCGCAAATCTCGGTGTCGGGGAAGCACTACACGCGCAGACTTATCGCATTTATCTACCTGACGGAACGCTTCAACAGCAGGGCGGGCTACTCGACGGTGAAACAGCGATCGTCCGCACGCCGACGTCAACAAAGGTGAAGTGCGAGATCGGTGGCGGCGACTGGCACGCGATTGAAGATGCTTACGATCATGATGAACTGGACGACGACGAGATAGAAGACTCGGACGGCGGGCAACAGGAATCTTAACTGATTCAACATTCGACCTTAGTGAAATCGATAAGGAGAAGTAGTGTCGAACGCAAAACCAGCAGACGCGCCTGCTCCGAAGGCCAAGCCTGAATCGGCGGCCTCCGTCAAAGTGACCGTGCTTTTCCGCGACGTGCTGCAAAAGCCCATCGAAGGTCTCGTCGTGCAGTTGAAAGCCGCCAAGAACACACCGCCGGCGACTCCATGGCAAACCGGCGTCGACCCTGCGACGGTTCACGATGCGGCTCCCGCGACGAACGACGCGGCGGGAGCGGCACCCGCGCAAACACCATCGGATGGCAAAGCCGAACCGACATCTACACCGTCACCGCCAATTTCCGACAACAAGACGGAAGCGACCACCGACAAGGATGGGTTCGCAGTGACGATCACAAATGCGGCTCGCAACCAGTCGATCGATGTTTTTGTGAAAAACCGTCGAGGGGAATATGCATGGAAAGCTCAGATTGTACCCAAAAAAGATATTAGTGCTTTTACCATAGTCAGTCCCGAATATCATCTGGATGCCACCACTAAACTGACGCCGAAAGACGAATTTGAACAGAATCTCGATCTTCCTGTTGTTAAAGAAGGGGAGGTCATGACGATCGAGCGATTGATTAAGGAATTCGGTCAGTACATAGCATGGACGCAAAAGGTCACCGAGCAAGGCAAGGTGAGCAAGGACTTTCCCAAGAAAAATAAAGAAGTCACTATTGATCCAAAGTCTCACAAGAAAAAGACTAAGATTACGATTGAACATCACTATAAAGTGGTGGATACCGGCAAGCCGCGTACCGTAGCATTCAGTGTTTTTGGTTCGAGGTTGAGTTATCCCAAACCAGAGTTCTTTTCTGATTCCCAGTATCAGCGTATGGCAAGCGAGCTTAATGTAGAAGTCGCCGCCATTAAAGCGTTGGTTCAACAAGAATCTCAAGGACATCCGTTTTTGGAAAATGGACTCCCGCCTATACTTTATGAGCGAAGACACTTCTTCGACCTCTCCGTAAAGAAGCGCGACAAGGAGGCGGAGGAAAAAGAACGGGAGGCGGAAAAGAAGGCCGCGGACTCGAAGGGCGAGAAGGCGAACGGTGCGCCAAAAAAGAAGACGCATCCGCCCAAGAAAAAGGGGCCTCCCGAGAACCCCTATCCAAAATTTCCGGACCTTTGCTTCCCGCACGGAGATCAATACGGCGGAGGCAACCTTAACCAATATGAGAAGCTGGTTCGCGCAGCAGCTCTAGATTTTGATGTCGCCATACAATCGTGCTCTTGGGGTGGATTTCAGATTCTTGGTGAGTATTATTCATCCTGTGGATGTGCAACGCCAGCCGAGTTCGCCGATAAATTTATGTCTGGAACGGACGGGCAAATGGAGATATTTATAGCGTTCATGAAGAAAGAAAAGAGCGCTGGTGTTGAAGGATTGAAGAATCACGATTGGGAGCAGGTGGCAACGTCATATAATGGCGGAAGCTGGCGCACGAAAAACCCTGATTATGCTAACAATCTCAAAAAATTCTATGAACAATTCAAGTAAATCAATTGCACTATTATTTGTCACGTCGTTGTCGGCGCCATTGTGTTTTGCTGGTGACGCCATAATATTTGATCAACCGGGTCTGATCGGATTTCGTGATGGCAGCTCAATCTCTGGCCTCTATGATTCAAGGAATGCGAAGTTTTCTTGTAGCTTCTTGTTCACGGAAGATCGGGGTAAATTGGATGCCAAAAACGTCGACGACTATATCGCTACGCCATTGCTGACTTTTGTCTTGGGTGAAAAATCACCGGATTTTGCGAACCGAAACAAAGCGTTCGACATCAAAGCGAACTTATATCGGCGCGACGATGAATGGGTGATACAAACTGAAGCCGGTCAAGCTGGGTGCGAAAATGCGATGGGAACTTTCACCTTTGGCCCTAAAGATTATCGGTCAGTCAGCTATCGAGTAACACAACAAGTGCCGGCGATCGGGATTCGGATTGCGAAGGGAAAAACGTTTTTTTATGATAATCGTGATGGAAAATTTATTGCGAGAAAATCTTATCTTGTCTATGGAGATGGGGTGGTTGCACTAAAGACGCAAGGTGATTTTTCATACATTCGGTATGTTGGTGCCGGGCCGAGGAGTGAGGGGCGCATTACGTTTGGATGGGTACGGACGGCCGATTTGGTTGATCCGTTTCCTAAAGGCACCGAATGAAAGCAAAGCTGGCGACGGCTACTCGGACGTCTCACTGGTTGCGGAAGAGCCAAGCGGATTATCTCATGGCCTCCGCGATTCCCGGTGCGATTCACAGAGTTGCATGAGCGCGACAAGGACGAATGCAAAAGATGAAGGCTGTTCAAAGCAAAGAGCATCGACAGGCACATCCAGGTATTTTTAATGCCGATCACACTCTCTGAAACTAAGTGGTGGTTGTGTGCAGCGGCGCTTTCGATTGCCGCAAGCGCGTTCGCAGAGACCGCAGCACCTAATTCGATCCGGCTGTCAAATGGCCGTGAGATGCAAAAAGACGGTAAGCACTTGGTCGAGGTCGATGTTGGGCACCATCGCTCAGCGACGGTGCAATTGCCGCCGACACTTCGTCGGGCCGTAGCTTCCGCATCGAGTATTGGATTCCCATCGGCGAACTCGAAGGTTGTCGACGGGAAGGAATTCGTATTGGTGGTTGTGAACCGGTCGTCCAGCAACAATCCGATGGGCTTCTGCGGATCGGGAGAGGAAGGTACCCTCTACGTCCTCCAAATGAAGGGAAATGTCGCCGCCTCGAAGTATGCGATGCCCGTGCAAAGCTGTTTGAATAGCGTGTCGCTCGATACCGATGTGAACAATCGCTCACCGTACCTTGCGATCGAATGGCTAGACGGCTCCCCTGGTTTCAAGATTGCATGGACCAATATCGACGATGCTGGTCCTGCAACCCGTGAGTATCGCTACAACGGCAGTACATTCGTCGAAAGCAAGAAGTAATTTTTGTCGATGCAGGCGTGCAAAACTTCTGCGACATCGTCGGCAGTGTGCCGAGTAGCTCGGTCCGGTCGACGAGCTCACTCGCGGTCAAGTGTCGCACCTCTGAAAGTTGTGCGGTCTCCTGCTGGTGACCGAGGCTTCCATTGGAATCCACACATGCAGGATATCGTCGTGCTCCTTCGCTCAAGTCAAAACGTCTATCATGTGCACGACACAACAATTGGAGGAATGCATGGCAACCTACAAGGAACTGAAAGCGCAAGCGGAGGCATTGGCCGAGAAAGCTGAGGCTGCGCGCCGGGCCGAGATGCAATCCATTATCGATGACATTCGTGCCAAGGTCGCGGAGTACGGCATCACCGAGAAGGACATCTTCGGAGTGCGTCGTGGCAAGTCAGCAAAGCAACAGAAAGCCGCGGCGGAGGCGAAATATCGCGATCCGAAGACTGGCGCGACATGGTCGGGCCGTGGCCGTGCACCGGCTTGGATCAAGGATGCCAAGAATCGGAATCGATTCCTGATCGAGGAGTAAGTCTTTTTAGTAATTGGGGGTTGTAAACCCGCCCGCGTTTCGCTATATTGACGACGTCGGGCGCGAGGTGCGCCCAAATGAAGCCCGCCCGGTTCGCCGCGCGGGCTTTGTTCGTTTACGCGCAAAAAATTGCCGCAAGGTACGTCTATGCCGACACGCCCGATGAAACCCTGTAAGCACCGAGGATGCGGTGCGCTCGTCGCAGACGGCAAGACGCACTGCGACAAGCATGCGCACGAGGCCGTCAAGTGGAAGCCTGATGCCGTTCGCGGTAATCGCCATGCTCGGGGATATGGAAGTGCATGGGAACGGATCAGGCTGCGTATTCTGCGCCGCGACAATGGCCTTTGTCAGCCGTGCCTACGAGCCGGACGCGTGACATCGGGGACATCTGTCGATCACGTTGTTCCGAAGGCAAAGGGCGGCACTGATCGCGACGAGAATCTGCAGGCGATCTGCAACGGTTGCCACGCAGCGAAGACGGCCCGGGAGCGACTGCGGTGACGCGTGCATGGCAAACCTGACGCGGGGCGTCCCGGGCGGGGTGTGGTCGGGGCGGGACCGACGGGGAGGGGGGGTAAAAAAGTTTGGGAGATGCCGCCTCCGGGACCGCCCGCCTCGTCGAATTTTCACGCCCGCGAAAAATGAAATTTAAAGGTTGAGCGAAATATGCCCGGAGTTGCGGGCCGCTCCGGACGTCGACCGAAGCCCGTTGCAAGAAAGGAGGCCGCCGGGAATCCGGGTAAGCGGCAGTTGAATACCCAGGAACCCGATTTTGGCCTGGTCACAAACATCGAGCCGCCCGAATGGCTCGATCCTCAAGCGGTAGAGATGTGGGAGCGCGTGGCGCCCCTGCTGTGCAAGCAAAAGATTCTGCAGTTCACGGATCTGCACAACGTCGAGATCTTCTGCGCCGCATACGGCAACTGGCGGCGTGCGCAAGAGCAGCTTGCTCGCGAAGGCCCGGTGGTGATGGGGGCGCAGGGCGGCCCAGTGAAAAACCCGGCCGCGACGGTCGTTAAAGAGGCGGCCGGCCAGATGGCAACGTTCGGAGCCATGCTCGGGCTCGACCCGTCGAGCCGTCAGCGTTTGATTGGGCCAAAAAAACAGAACGCGGGTAATCCGTTTGCAGATTTGTTGGGTTGAGGCATGGCGAGAGAATCTTATCCGCTGGTCGCGCGAGCGAACCAGTTCGCACGTGACGTTGTGCGTGGGAAGGTTCCGGCGTGTCGATGGGTGATCCTGGCGTGCCAGCGTCACCTTGACGATCTTGTTGCTAGCAGGTCGGCCGCGTTCAAATACAAGTTTGATCCGGCGAAGGCAGAAAAGAAGCTGCGACTGATTCAGCTTTTGCCGCATACAAAGGGCGAATGGGCCTACAAGCGCCAGCTTGTTACGTTGGAGCCGTGGCAACTCTTCGGACTGGCTTGCACGTTCGGTTGGGTCAAGAAGAAGACTGGATTTCGGCGCTTTCGCGAGTCCTACTGGGAGGTGCCGCGGAAGAACGGGAAAAGCGTGATTGCTGCTGGCGTGGGGATCGCGATGTTCACCGCTGACGACGAATTCGGCGCCGAAGTGTACTGCGGTGCGACGACCGAAAGGCAGGCTTGGGAAGTGTTCCGGCCGGCGCGGCTGATGGTGAAGCGCTCGCCAATGCTCATCGAACACCTCGGCATCGAGGTCAACGCGCAGGCGTTGAATAGGCCGGAAGATGGTAGTCGCTTCGAGCCGATTATCGGGAATCCGGGCGACGGTGCTTCACCTTCCTGTGCGATCGAGGACGAATATCACGAGCACGATACGAACGCTCAGTACGAAACCATGCTCACGGGTATGGGCGCGCGCCGGCAACCGTTGATGTTCGTCATCACGACGTCGGGCGCGAACATTGAAGGGCCGTGCTACGACAAACGCCGACAAGTGATCGAAATGCTCGAAGGGACGGTTCCCGACGACGAGCTTTTCGGGTGGATCTGGACGATCGACGAAGGAGACGATTGGACCGATCCGCGCGTGCTGGCGAAGGCGAATCCGAATATCGGAATTTCGGTTTATCAGGAGTATCTGGAGAGCCAGCAGCAACGCGCGATCAAGTCGGCACGCTTCACGAATACGTTCAAGACGAAGCACTTGAACGTGTGGACATCGGCCAAGACAGGCTATTTCAACCTCGAAGACTGGAAGGCGTGCGAGGACCGATCGCTGACGCTTGAACAGTTCGAGGGGCAAGACAGCGTGCTCGCGCTCGATATGGCGCGCAAGCTCGACCTGAACAGCATGGCTCGGCTTTTCTGGCGCGACATCGACGGGAGGCGGCATTACTTTTGTGTTGCACCGAGATTCTGGGTGCCCGAGGACACTGTGCGCAATACCGAGAACCGTCGTATGGCGGAACGGTATCAGGCGTGGGTCAATCAGGGATTTCTGCTCGAAACGGACGGCGCGGAGATTGACTATCGCGACATTCTCGAAGAGGCAAAGGACGCGAACCGGATATGCCCGGTGCAATGCACTCCACTGGACCCACACGGCGCGACGAACCTCTCGCATCAGCTTGAAGACGAAGGGCTGACGCCGGTCACGATCGTCCAGAACTACACGAACATGTCGGACCCGATGAAGGAGCTGGAGGCGGCCATTACATCTGGCCGGTTTCATCATGACGGAAACCCGATCATGACGTGGTGTATCAGCAACGTCATAGGCAAGAACCTGCCGGGCAACGACGATGTGGTGCGCCCGATCAAGCAGGGAAACGACAACAAAATCGACGGCGCTGTTGCGCTGATTATGGCGATAGGTCGGGCCATGTTGGCCGACAGAGTCGATTCTGAGTCGATATACGATCAAGGAGTAGGCGTTTGAATTCAATAGGCATTGCGGCCTGGGTGGCCGGCCTACTCGGGTTTGCGTTGCTGGTTACGGGAGTGATGTTGATCAGCCTGCCGATCGGCCTGATTGTCGCGGGTGTCCTGCTCCTGCTGTGGGCGCTCTTGGCGGATATGGCAGCGGCTCGTGCGCAGCAAGTCAGGCAGCCGAAGGAGTAGACCAATGTTCTTCAGTAGGCAATTGCTATCCAACCCCGGTCAGACGCAGATGGGGTCCGGCGGCTGGCTGTCGGCGCTGCTCGGTAGCTCCCGATCGGACGCGGGGCAAGTCGTGACTCCGGCAAGCGCACTGGCGCTGACGGTCTTGCAAAACTGCATAACGCTGCTTTCGGAGAGCATCGCGCAGTTGCCGATCGAGCTGTACGAGCGCGCTGGTGACGACCGGAAGCCGGCGACGGATCACCCTCTGTATTCGATCCTGAAGTACGAGCCAAACCCATGGCAGACGCCGTTTGAGTATCAGGAACAGTCGCAGGTTGCGGCCGGCCTGCGCGGCAACAGCTACAGCTTCATCGATCGCGATCAGGATGGCGTCATTCGGGGGCTGTATCCGCTGGATAACGAGGCCGTGACGGTCATGAAGGGCTCGGACCTAATGCCGGTCTATCGGGTCTACGGGGGCGAGCCGATGCCGAAGAGGCTGGTGCATCACGTTCGCTGGATGTCGATCAACGGCTACACGGGTCTGTCACCTGTCCTACTGCATGCGAACGCGATTGGGCACGCGCAGGCGATCCAACAGTACGCCGGGAAGTCGTTCATGAACGGCACCACGCTGTCGGGCGTGATTGAGCGACCCAAGGACAGTCCAGCGCTTAAGGATCAGGCCAGCGTGGATCGAATCACGGACGGCTGGAACGCAAAATTCGGTGGGTCGGGCAACGCGAAGAAAGTCGCGTTGTTGCAGGAGGGCATGACGTTCAGACCGTTGTCGATGACGAACGTTGACGCAGCGCTGATTGATGCGCTGCGTCTCTCGGCGCTCGACATCGCTCGAATCTACAAGATCCCGGCTCACATGGTGAACGAGCTGGAGCGGGCCACGTTCAGCAACATCGAGCATCAATCGCTTCAGTTCGTCATCTATACGTTGTTGCCGTGGGTCAAGCGGCACGAACAGGCGAAGACGCGCGATCTGCTGCTGCCGTCGGAGCGTAAGCAGTACTTCATCGAGTACAACCTTTCGGGTCTTCTGCGAGGCGATCAAGCATCGCGGTATGCCGCTTATGCGGTCGGGCGTCAGTGGGGCTGGCTGTCGATCAACGACATTCGGCGGCTTGAGAATATGCCGCCGGTCAAGGGCGGCGACGTCTACCTGAGTCCGATGAACATGGTCGATGCATCCAAGCCGCAGCAGCTTCCAGTCGGCAAAACCGAGCCGACGAAAGCACAAATCGGCGAAATTGAGAGGATCCTATCGTGAGACCGCACCTCAGACTTGCAAGTCTGATTTTCAACCAGCCGCAGCTCGTCACGGACCCGATGATGTCGCTCGCGGTGCAGTGGGCGAATCAGGCGCTCAACCTGAATATCGTCAATCTGACCGTGAACGGTGTGCTGCCGAAGATCATGGAGGACGACGACTACGACGGCGGTGCGCAGATGGCCGCGGCGTCCGAGCGTCGTCGTGCCTTGGTGGCAGAGACAGGAATGGACATCATTCCTGTCTCGGGAATCCTGGTGTCGCGTTCGGCGCACATGAATCCATGCGAGCCGATGACCAGCTACGAGGGTTTGCGTACCGCCGTGAATCAGGCGGTTGGGGATCCGGCCGTCGAACATATCGTTCTCGACATCGACAGCAACGGTGGTAGTGCGACCGGTGCGTTCGAACTGGCTGACGACATTCGCGCTGCATCGCTGGTCAAGCCGATCACGGCGATCGTCAACTTCTCGGCCTTCTCGGGTGGCTATCTCATTGCTGCCGCGGCTTCGAAGGTGATCGTCAGCCGCACATCGGGTGTTGGGTCCATTGGCGTGATCGCCAACCATCTCGACGTCTCGCAGCGTGACGAACAGCAGGGAATCAAGGTGACGTCGGTGTTTGCCGGCGATCATAAGAACGACCTGACGCCGCATGAGCCGCTGAGCGACCAGTCGCTATCGTTCCTTACCAGCATGGTGCAAAACAGCTACAAGCAGTTTGTCGACGCGATCGCGAACTTCCGTGGCTTGAGCACGCAGGCGGTGAAGGACACGCAGGCGGGCATCTTTTTCGGGCAGCAAGGCGTCGACGCCGGGCTGGCCGACAGCATCGAGACGCCGCAGGCAGCGATCAACCGGATTGCTGCGGAAGTGCGCGCGTCGCGAGCGGAGCGCCAGAGCGTGAATGCCCGACGTAGTGTGTCGGCCCGTGCGGCGGCCATGAACATGCAATCCATGATGTAACCAGCCGCAAGAAATCGGATTTTTCACGATCAACATCAGAGCGCGTTCGCGTCTCAGTTGAGCACTGCCACCTTCGGGTGGCATTTTTTTTAGGAGAAGGGTAAGTGAACATCAATGAACTCCGCCGCGAACGCGCTGCCATCAACCAGCGTGTTCAGGCGCTGGCCCAGATCGAGTTGGGCGGCACCGCCTTGTCGGTCGAGCAGCAGGCTGAATTCGAACAGCTCAGTTCGAAGTTCAACGATCTGACTGCGCAAATCGAGCGCGCAGAAGCCGCGGAGCGCATGGCCGCCGCCGCCGCAGTGCCGGTCGATCCGACGCCGTCAGCAGTCACTGCGCCGGCTGCGGCGTCCGTGCCCGCGCAGCCGAAGGCTCCGGAAATCAAGGGCGCGAAGATGGCGCGCATGGTTCGCGCGCTCGCGGCAGCACGCGGCGACGCGCAGCTCGCGTCGAAGATTGCAATCGAGCGCGGCTTCGGCGAGGACGTCGCCATGTCGCTGAACACCCTTTCGCCGAGTGCCGGCGGTGTCCTGGTGCCCGAGAATCTGTCGAGCGAGGTCATCGAACTGCTGCGCCCGAAGTCCGTTGTCCGGAAGCTCGGCGCTCGTACGCTGCCGCTCTCGAACGGAAACATTACCATCCCGCGCCTCAAGGGCGGCGCGATCGTCGGTTACATCGGCGCCGACACGGACATCCCGACGACTCAACAACAGTTCGACGATCTCAAACTCACGGCGAAGAAGATGGCCGCGCTGGTGCCGATCGCGAACGATCTGATCAAGTACGCCGGCGTGAATCCGAACGTCGATCAGATCGTCGTCGGCGACCTTACCGCTGCGATCGGCGCACGCGAAGACAAGGCATTCATCCGCGACGATGGCACGGCGAACACCCCGAAGGGCCTGCGCTTCTGGGCGCTTCCTGGCAACGTTATCACGGCGAGCGACGGCTCGACGTCGCAGAAGATCGAAACGGATCTCGGCAAAACCATTCTCGCGCTCGAGAACGCAGACGCCAATCTGACGCAGCCGGGCTGGATCATGGCTCCGCGCACGTTTCGCTTCCTCGAAGGCTTGCGCGACGGAAACGGCAACAAGGTTTACCCGGAACTCGCCAACGGCATGCTCAAGGGCTACCCGGTCGGCAAGACGACGCAGGTGCCGATCAATCTCGGCGACGCCGGCAAGGAATCGGAAATCTACTTCACCGACTTCGGCGACGTGTTCATCGGCGAGGAAGAAACGCTCGAAATCGACTACAGCAAGGAGGCGACCTACAAAGACGCCGACGGCAACATGATCAGCGCATTCCAGCGCGACCAGACGCTGATTCGCGTTATCGCGAAGAACGACTTCGGCCCGCGTCACGTCGAGTCGATTTCGGTGCTGGCCGGCGTGACCTGGGGCGCGTGAGCGATTCTGCAACCATGCGGGCCGCCAGATAGTGGGGGGTTCTTTGGAGAGAAGCATGAAGGTGGCGAAGTTCAAGCGACATTACGCGCAGTACACGCCCGGTGACGTTGCAGGGTTCGAGGACGAGTACGCCGATCGGCTCATCGACGCAGGAATTGCACAGGCGCACGAACGCGAGCTGAAGGAGACGAAAGCGCCTGCGAAGGCTGAAGCGTCGAAGGCCGCCGCGGCCAAGGGGTAACACAAGATGGCCGCAGTTCTCGTCGAGTACCTGGGCGACGCGGAGCCGCTTACCTTCGAGGACGTCGCCTCGCAGTGCCGAATCGATGATGACGATGAGCGAGCGTTCATCGAACAAGTGGTGATTCCCGGTGCGCGTCAGGCAGCCGAGAGCAAGTCGGGCGCCGCTATCCGGAAGGCACGCTATATCGAGCGGCTCGGATCTTTCCCAAAAGGCGAGATTCCACTGTCCGTAGGGCAGGTCTTCGCGATGGATGCGGTTGCGGTTCGTTCGCTGTCCGGTGAGCGTTTGACGCTACGCGAAGCTGAATTCGAGCTAGTTCAACTCGGGCGCGAGACGCTTCTTGCGCCGTTAGGCGGTCATTGGCCAACGTTCGGCGCGCCAACGCTCACTTATCGGGCAGGCATTGATCTCGAGCACTTTCCATCGGTTCGCTCATGGATGCTTCTTGCGGCAGCGTGGGCCTACGAAAATCGAGAGCTTTTCTCGTCGGGGCAATCGATCGTGGCTATACCAAGCAGCTTTGCGGATGCCCTTCTCACTCCAATCACGGTTCCACCGAGGTTCTGATGCGCATTCCACGAATCGGTGAGCTTGATCGGCGGGTGCGGTTGCGGGAGCGCCGGGATTATCCCTACCGCGATGCCGAGCTCGAATCTGAATTTCCGCAGCAAAGGTCGCGCTGGGCGAAGATCGAGCCGGTCGGTGCGGCCGTATACAGCGGCAGCGTACAGATCGACGAAAAGGTCACTCACCGGATTTACCTGAGATACATCGATGGTGTGACGAGCGACTATGAAGTGGTGTATCGCGAGCAGGTATTTCGTGTGAGACGTGTCGGCGATCTGAACGGCGTGCGGCGCTTTACGGTTCTCGAAGTGGAGGAACTCCGACATGGCGGGTAACGCTGATATTGCGCTGCATATCGAAGGGTTCGAAGGCTTCGATTGGTTGATCGATTTCGACAAGCGCGAAGTTCGGAAAGGAATGCGCAAGGCCGGCCGCATCGTCGAGCGTCGCGCAAAAGCGCTTGTCGCGCTCGGCGGTCGGTCGGCGCCGGGGCGGTATCCGGCCCGGCAAACCGGTCGGCTTCAGCGATCGATCAAGACGAAGGTCTCGCGCTCTGGGTTCATGGTCAAGGTCATGCCGCAGAAGATCGCGGGCATGCGCGATTTCTATCCGGCATTCCTGTATTACGGCGCACGACGTAAACGCGGCATGCGCCGTGATCGCGGGTCGCGCGGCACGTCCAACTGGCGTATTGAGCCGCGCGGCAACTACATGGTCGACGCGAAGGACGACAGCGCGCGCGAGGTTCGTGCGTTGCTTGTCGATGTGTACCGCCGCGCTCTTACGATCCGTTGAGGTTGCCATGAAGCTATCGCCGACGATCGCGCATGTGCGCGACTTCTGTCCGTTGTTCGAGCGCCGCGTATCCGGTGGCATCGATTGGGGGGCGCTGGAGGACAGCGCAAAGCTGGAAATGCCCGCCGCGTTCGTCGTGATGACCGGCGACGATCCGGAGCCCAACCAGTTGCAGAACGGGACGAGGCAGGACATTGCCGACGAGTTCGATGTCATCGTCGCACTGAAGCAGGGGAACGAGCGCGGACAGGCGGCTGCCGACGAACTGCATGACGTACGCGCGGCGCTGCTGCGCGCGCTCGTTGGCTGGACGCCCGACCAGCGATACGAACCGATCGAGTACACCGGGTGCGATCTCGTGTCGACCGACCGGTTTCGCGTTCTCTATCGGTTCGGCTTTTCGGCGATGTGGACGCTCGGCAGCGACGACGATCCCGAGACCTGGCATGAGGACATGCTCGATCAATTGCCGGCTTTGCAGGGCGTCGACATCCACGTTGACGCTATCGATCCGATGGCAGACCCGAATCTGAAAAAGCCCGGCCCGGACGGCCGGATCGAAATGGAGCTCCGTGTTGAGCTGAAGGATGAACGATGACAAAAACGATGCGCGTGAAGCCCGCGGACGGGCGAATCGTTCGCGACCCGTTGCGCGGCGACGATCTGCCGGCCGACGGCCGCGATGTGCCGCGAAATGTGTACTGGCGCCGCTGCGTGCAGTCGGGCGACGTGGTTGAAATCGCGGAATCGAGCGATGTGGCTGCGAAGCCGGAGCCGGCCGCCGCCGAAGTTGCGGAGGCAGAGCCCGCCGGCACTGCTCAAGGCAAGCCAACCAAGGGGAGTAAGGGATGATCAGCTTCAACAATATTCCCGCGGATCTCGCGGTCCCGTTGTTCTACGCGGAAATCGACAACTCGGCGGCGGCCACGGGCGGCAATACGCTGCGACGGCTGATCATCGGGCAGGCGAACGATGATGCTGTTGTCGATGCGCCGGCGCTCACGTTGCTGTCGCGCACGAGCGATGCGATCGCACTGGCCGGCGAGGGCTCGATGCTCGCTGCGATGAGCGACATGTGGCGCCGCGGCGACCCGGTTGGCGAAGTGTGGGGGATCGCGGTCAAGGTCGCGGAAGGTGTGGCGGCAAAGAGCACGATCGAGCTGGTCGGCACGGCGACCGAGACGGGGCTGCTGTCGCTTTACGTCGCGGGTCGACGCGTGCGCGTGACCGTCGCGAGCGGGGCGGTTGCGGCTGATGTCCTGCTGCAGCTTGTTGCTGCCGTGAACGGGACCGCCAACATGCCGGTGCGTGCAGCCATTGCGGGCGTCAAACTGGAACTGACGTGCAAGTGGAAGGGCGACACGGGCAACGACATCGCGGTCGAGTTCAATCGCGGAGGCCTTGCTGCTAACGAGCGTTTGCCGGCGGGGCTAAATGCGACGGTGACGCCGATGACCGGCGGTGCGGGCTCGCCCGAGCTGGCTGACGTCCTGGCGGTCGTGGGCGACGAGGAATTTGAATTCGTCTGCCAGCCGTGGACGGATCCGACGTCGCTGGATGCATTCGCCGAATGGATGAACGACGTATCGGGGCGATGGGCGTGGTCGTCGATGTTGTACGGGCATGTCTATTCGGCGCGCCGGGGCACGCCGGGCCAACTGGTCGCTGCGGGCCGCTTGCGTAACGATCAGCACATGACGATCAACGGTTTCGAGCCCGATTCGCCACGCCCGTCGTGGGAGCAGGCCGCGGCGTTCGGCGCGCGGCAAGCCGTCTTCATCTCGGCCGATCCGGCGCGGCCGACGCAAACCGGGCTGCTTGTCGGGATCAGCGCAGCTCGGCCGGGGAAGCGGTTCATCCTGAACGAGCGCCAGTCGTTGCTGACGAGCGGTATCGCGACAACGAACTCCGCGGACGGATCGGTGCGAATCGAGCGCGCTGTGACGACGTACCAGCGCAACGCGTACGGACAGTCGGACAACAGCTATCTCGACTCGGAGACGCTGCACACGACCGGGTACGTGATGCGGTTCTTGCGCCAGCGGATTACGAGCAAGTACGGTCGGCACAAGCTGGCCGTCGACGGGACCAGATTCGGGCCGGGCGCCGCGATCGTGACGCCGAAGATCATTCGTGCGGAGCTGATCGCCGCATACGACGAACTGGAGCTGGCCGGCATCGTGGAGAACGCCGACCTTTTCGCGCAATACCTGATCGTCGAGATCAACAAGGCGAACCCGAATCGGGTCGATGTGCTGTTCCCGCCGGACTACATCAACCAGTTGCGCATCTTCGGGCTGTTGAACCAGTTCCGGTTGCAGTACCCGGAAGCGGCGGCGGCCTGACTGCGTCGACGATAGAGCAAACCGAACGGCCCGCCATCGTGCGGGCCGCTGTCATTTCAGGAGACCGATATGGGTCAGAAGGTCGCCGGGACCGCCTACGTGAAGGCGGATGGCGAGCAGTTTTCGGTAACGGGCGGCGTCGAGTGCCCGCTGTCGGACGTCAAGCGCGAGAGCATTTTGCCGGGCCTCTATAAAGAAGAGGATCGCGTGCCGTACGTGAAGGTCGACGCGGTGTTCGAGAAGAGCTTTCCCATCACGAAGATCCAATCCGCGGACGACATGGTCGTGACCGTGGAATTCAAGAACGGTCGCGTGTACGTGCTGAGTGGTGCGTATGTCGTAGGCGAACCCGCGGCGACGGGCGATGACGGTAAGGCATCGCTGGAATTCAACGGTGTGAAAGGACGGTGGCAATGAAAATTCGACTCAGCAAGCCGATCGACGCGCACGACGAGTCGTTGACTGAACTCGATCTGCGCGAACCGACGCCGGGCGATGTGCGGGCGATTAAGGCGCTGCCGTATGCGCTCGATCGCGATGAAAACGTGCACGTGCGCCCGGACGTCGTCGCGCAGTACATCGCGCGCCTCGCGGGTATTCCTCCGTCGTCGGTCGACCAGATCGACCTGGTCGATTTCAACTCGATCTGCTGGACGGTCGCGGGTTTTTTCTTGACTCGGGCGTCTCAGACGCCGACGACCTGATCGGCGGCGTCTACGAGCTCGCTCATTTCTGGCGCGTCGATCCGGAGCTGGAAATGACGCGCCCGATTTCGATCATTCTCGAGCATTTTGAACAGGCGAACCGCATTAGCCGTGCGGTCCCGGAGACGTAAGCGTGGCGGACCAATTTCAACTCAAAGCGCTGATTACTGGTGTCGACAAGCTGTCACCGGCGCTGCAGGGTATTCGGAAGAATATCGCGGGCTTCCGTAAGGGGCTGAAGGCGGACGGGCTTGGCGAGATCGGTTTTAAGGACGTGGTGGCGGGCGTCGCTATCGCGGCACCCATCATCGCAGCGACGAAGGCGGCGATCGACTTCGAGTCGGCGATGGCGGACGTGAAGAAGGTCGTCAACTTCGACTCGCCCGAGCAGTTCAAGAAGATGACCGACGACGTGCTCGGGCTCTCGAAGCGGCTGCCGATGGCCGCACGCGACATCGCGAAGATCACCGCGGCCGGCGGCCAAGCGGGCATCGACAAGAGCGAGCTCGGGCAATTTGCCGAGGACGCGGTGAAGATGGGTGTCGCCTTCGACCAGACGGCCGAGCAGGCCGGCGACATGATGGCGAAGTGGCGCACGGCGTTCAAGATGGGCCAGGGCGAGGTCGTGTCGCTCGCGGACAAGATCAACTATCTCGGGAACACGGGGCCGGCGAACGCCCGGCAGATTTCCGAGATCGTTACGCGCATCGGGCCGCTCGGCGCCGTAGCTGGCATGACAAGCGGCCAGATCGCAGCGATGGGTGCAACGCTCGCCGGTGTTGGTGTGCAGGAAGAGGTCGCGGCCACTGGCATGCAGAACTTCATGCTGGCGCTGACGGCCGGCGCGAGCGCTTCGAAGCAGCAGCAGGGCATCTTCAAGGCGTTGCGGATGGACGCCAAGGCGGTCGCGGCCGGAATGCAGAACGATGCGCAGGGAACGATCGTGCGCGTCCTGTCTGCGGTGAGCAAGGTCGACAAGGTCAAGCAAACCGCGGTGCTCGAGGGGTTGTTCGGTCGCGAATCGATCAAGGCGATTGCGCCGATGTTGACCAACCTTGATTTGCTGAAAGGCAATTTCAAGAAAGTCGGCGATTCGACGCTCTACGCCGGCTCGATGCAGCAGGAATACGACGCACGGGCGGCGACGACGGCGAACAACCTGCAGCTGATGTCGAACCGATTTACGGCGATCGGGATCGCGGTCGGTAACGTGGTCCTGCCGCCGTTGAACGAGTTCCTCGCTTTCATCGGCCCGATTGCCGATAGTGTCGCTGAGTTTGCGACGGCCAATCCGGAACTCGTCAAGGGGCTGATCGGCGCGGCTGCCGGTCTCATCGCATTGCGTGGTGCCGCAGCGATCGCGGCCGTGGCAATGAAGATTTTTACGACTGTGTCGAGCCTCACGCCGCTAGGGATTGCCGTGCGCGTTCTGGCGTTGGCAGCCGGGTTCCTGATCGCGAATTGGTCGAAGGTCAAACCGTTCTTCGAAAAGGTTTGGGCGGGAATCAAGGATGTGTTTTTCAGCTTCCCGCTCGTGCAGGTTATCGCGCAGAACTGGGGGCCGATTACCGAGTTCATGTCGGCGCTCTGGGGTGCAACGAAGATCGTGATCGGGGCCGCGTGGGAGGGCATCAAGGCGATGTTCTTCAACTTCACGCCGCTGGGCATCGTCATCAAAAACTGGGAGCCGATCGTCACGTGGTTCTCGCAGCTGTGGGACCGGGTGAAGCCCTGTATCGAGCCGCTGATGAGCGGCGCGAAGTGGCTCGGCGGAAAGCTCGGTTTCGACGGCGGTAGCGCTTCGACGGGCGACGTGTTGCGCTCCGGTGCGGCAAGCTTGCGGAACTGGACGTTGGCGCAGCAGACCGGAGTGTCGACGGGAACGGCCCGTGTCGCGAGCGGCGTGCTGGCGCAGCAGGGTGCAGCGAATGCACGGCTCCAGGGCGACCTAAAAATCCGGTTCGATGGCGCGCCTCCGGGGATGCGTGTCGAGCAGGCCCAGACGAATCAACCAGGCCTGTCCGTGACGCCGAGTGTTGGCTATCGGTCGCTGTCCGGCGTGCCGCAATGAGGTCATTATGAGTTGGCGAGAAAAATTGCGGCCGGCGTCGTTCCGTGGCGTGCCGTTCAAGGTTTTCGACGATAAGACGCCGGTCGGGCGCCGCGTCGTTGTGCACGAATATCCGCGGCGGGACAGCAGTTACCCGGAGGACAACGGCAAGAAAACCCGGGAATACACGATGACGGCCTTCGTCATCGGTTCCGATTGCCTCGATCAGCGCGACAAGTTGCTCGACGCGCTCGAGCAGGAGGGAGCGGGTGAGTTGATTCATCCGTGGCTCGGCTCGCTGCGCGTGCAGCCCGGCGAGTGCGACATGACGCACGTGAAGGCGGACGGCGGAATGGTCCGCTTCACGCTGGTGTTTCACGACGCGCCGGACCTGAAGTATCCGACCGGTGCAGCAAACACAGGTAAGCAGGCACTCGGCAGCGCCGACGGGTTGCTCGATACCGCTCTGAACCGATATCGCGATGCGGTTGCGTTGGTCGATCTGGCGCAGGTCACGGTCGATAGTCTCATGCAGCAGGGTGGATCGATTTTCGACGTGCTCTATCGATATGCCTCACCGTTCACGGTGTTGCTCGGAAGCGTGCGGAGTTTCGTCGAAACGCTCGTCGAGATGCCGGGCTCGATCGCGGATCGATTCCGTTCCGCATCGGATCCTGCATTTGTCGACCGTGTCGCCCCCACGGGCTATGCGGATGCGATTTCCGGAGCGCTCGGCAAGGTGGGGGCGATCTCGATGCTTGACGAGATTCCGCCCCCGCGCGGGCGCGAGGCGAGCAAGTTGTTCGCCTCGACGGTCGACCTCGTGCAGGACGTGTTGCTGGTCGACGTCGTGCGTGACGCTGGTGCATTACCGACGTATTCGCCGGCCACGTTACCGGCCGGCGCGCCCGCACTGGATGTGCAGATTGCAAATCCATTGCCCGCTGTCGATGTGCCCGTCGCGGATGATCTGCGCGACCTTGCAGAGGTAGTTTCCGAATCCATGTGGCAGCAGGGATTGTCCGCGCCCCGCGAACATTTCCAGGCGCTAACAACCAGTCGCGTGAAGGTCGCGCAGCATTTGACGAAGGTTGCGCGCGAAGGCGTCGGTCTGGTGACGCTAACGCCACTGGAGGCGGTGCCGGCGCTCGTGCTCGCGTATCGCAGATACGGTGACGCGGCGCGTGGCGACGAGATCGTGATGCGCAACCGGGTTGCGCACCCCGGCTTCCTGCCGAGTGTGCCGCTGAAGATTCTTTCTCGATAGATGGCTGACAACTCCAATACCGTCACGTTGACTGTCAACGGTCTTGATTTCGCCGGATGGACCGACGTGCGCATCTCGGCGGGCATCGAACGGCAAGCGCGTGATTTCGAACTCGCGATCACGTGGAAGTGGCCCGGTAGCGGCGATGTGCCGCGGCAGGTCAAGCAGGGCGACCGATGCGAGGTGCGTATCGGGTCCGATCTGGTGCTGACCGGATACGTGTTCTCGACGCCGATCCGGTACGACGCCGCATCGCTGACGTGCGGCATCGCGGGACGATCGCTGACCGCCGATCTTGTCGATTGCGGTGCGGACAACAAGCCGTCGCAGTGGCGTGGTCAGCGCGTGGGCCGGATCGTCGAGGTGCTGGCCGCATCGTACGGCGTGAAGGTCGTCGACGAGTCGGGGGATGCGGGAACGCTGGCCGATCACACGATCGAGCCCGGTGAAACAGTCTTCGATTCGATCGACCGGCTGTTGCGGTTGTCGCGGTTGTTGTCGACCGACGACGAACACGGGCGCCTGGTCATTGCCGAACCGGGGAGCGCTGGCAAGGCGTCCGACAAGCTCGAGCTCGGCGTCAACATCAAGGGCGGTGATGCGCCACTCGATTTTTCGCAAGTGTTCTCCGAGTATGTGTGCAAGGGGCAGCGCAGCGGAACCGATGAGGCATTCGGTATCGCGGTCAGCGAGATTGAGGCACGCGTGGCGGATCCGCGTATCGCGCGGCATCGGACGATGGTGATGCGCGAGTCGGGGCAGATGACCGCCGATCTCGCGCGACTGCGCGTCGAGTGGGAGAGCGAGAACCGGATCAGTAAGGCGTTGGCGACGACCTACAAGGTGCAGGGTTGGCGACAGTCGAACGGCCAGATCTGGCGACACAACCAGATCGTCCGTGTCGTCGATTCGATCATCGGCTTCGATCGCGACATGCTGATCGTGGAAATTGAATATTCGCAAAGCAATGCCGAAGGGATGCTCACGAAGCTGACGGTGGCTCCTCCGGACGGCTTTGCGGCCGAACCGTTGACGAAGCGAAAGAAGGTCAAGGGCAAAAAGAAAGGCAAGGACAACTTTGAATTTCTATTGCCGTCCGATTGGGAGAGGCAATGAACAAACTGGGTGCGTGGCTAGTTCGCGGGGTCGTGTCGCTCGTGAATTCAGCCTCGAAGATGCAGACGTTGCAGACGCGATTGATGGCGGGCGGGGTGAAGGATGGGGTCGAGCATTTCGAGCCGTACGGGTTCACGTCGCATCCGATGGACGGCGCCGAGGCGATTGTTGGTTTTCTCGGCGGCGACTCGTCGCACGGCGTTGCATTGGTCGTGGCCGATCGCCGATTTCGCCCGCTGAATCTGAAGCCTGGGGAGGTCGCAATTTTCACGAACGAAGGTGACAGCCTGATTCTGCGCAACGGCCGTATCGCCGAGCTGACAACGGGCACGTTCCGGGTCAATGCCTCTGAAAAGATCGAATTCAATTCGCCGATCGTGGAGGCGTCGGAGCAGGTTGTCGCAAAGGGACGTTTGACCGCGCAATCTGGCATGGCCGTGCGCGCGGGCGAGGGCGAGGGCGAGGGCGAGGGCGGTGGCGAGGCGGCGACGTTCGACGCACCCATTCGCACGCCGGACGTCATCGTCGACGGCAAGAGCACGGCGCGGCATCGTCACGCGGAGACCGGCGGCATTACGGAAGAAATGCAATGAGCGACGCTCGAGAAGCGATGTTGCGGCGCGCGGTCGAGATCAGCCTGTTCACGTGGCGACGGGCCGAGCCGGGCGATTCGCTCGACGACGACGAACGAATGGGATGGTGGGGCGACAGTTTCCCGGACGTTGCCGGCGATCGAATTGGCTCGCGCTTGTGGCTGTTGCGCCGACAAGTATTGACCGCAGAAGTGCTGCACCGTGCCGAGGAATACTGCCGCGAAGCCCTGCAGTGGATGGTGGACGACGAAGTCGTGACGGCGATCAGCGTGAGTGTGAAACGAGCGGCTGGTGTGGGGCGTGCTGCAACCGAGCGAGCGATCGGGGAGATTGTCCTGTCCGACGACCGCGACGGGCCGCTCACCATCAACTACGACGACATGTGGAGAATTTTCGATGACCTTTCCGTTGCCGACGCTACCGGAGCTGATTGAGCGGGTAGGCGGCGATCTAACATCCGCCGCGGACGGAGCGCTGCGGCGTTCGGATCAGCGCGCGCTTGTGCGGGTCCATTCGGGCGCCAGCCATGAAATGCACGGCTATCTCGGATGGACGGCACGGCAAATTCTGCCGGACGACTGCGACGAGGAAATGCTGTTGCGCCACGCTCGCCTGCGACTCGCGGTGCCGCGCAAAGATGCCTCGGCCGCGTCCGGCTTTGTATCCGCCAGCGGGGCCGAGGGGAAAACCATCGACGCGGGCGCGCTATTGCAGGCTGATGACCAGCGACGCTACTTGGTTGTCGAGACCACGACGATTCGAGCCGGGACCGCGAAGGTTCAGGTGCGCGCTGTCGATGCGGGGGTTGCGGGCAACATTGGTGCCGGCGTGCGGCTGCGGTTCATTTCACCAGTCGTTGGCGTGTCGGACACGGTCATGGTGTTGGATCCCGGGATCTCGGGCGGCACGGATCAGGAGTCGGTGGAACGATTGCGACAACGGGTCATTCGATCCTATCGCCTCGTGCCTGACGGCGGGAACGGAGACGATTACGTGACATGGGCGCTCGAGGTGCCCGGCGTTACGCGCGCATGGTGCCGGCCGCACTACATGGGGCTCGGCACGGTCGGCGTCTTTTTCATGCGCGACGACGACCTCAACCCCGTCCCGGACGAGCAAGCGTGTGCGACGGTGAAGGCGTATATCGAGCGGCAGCGGCCAGTGACGGCTGAGTTGTACGTGCTTGCGCCGAAGCCGCGCGCGATCGATTTCGATATTCGGCTTTCGCCCGACGATGAGGCAACGCGCACGGCTGTCGTGGAAAACCTGTCCGATTTGCTGGAACGGGAGGGGGCGCTCGGCGTGACCGTACTTGAATCGCATCTCAGACAGGCGATCAGCGGCGCGCGCGGCGAGCGCGATCACAAGCTGCTGCAGCCCGTCGACGACGTCGCACTGCAGCCTAACGAGATCCCGGTGATGGGAGCCACGAAATGGCAGTGAAAGACGAGGCCGACTATCTGCAGATGCTACGCGCGTTGCTGCCGCCCGGTCCGGCATGGAGCGACGAGTTTGCCCCGCAGGTGCACCGCGTGCTCGCCGGCCTGGCTCCGGAATTTCTGCGCATCGATGCCCGTACACGTGCGTTGCTTGACGAGATGGACGCCGCGACGGTGCGCGAGCTTGTGCCGGATTGGGAGCGCGTCTGTGCGCTGCCGGACGAATGCCTTGGGCCGGCGCAGTCCTTCGAGGACCGACAGCGCGAAGTGCGCAACCGATTGCTGGGCGTTGGTGGTCAACGCATCGCGTATTTCGAATCGCTCGCACGTGAGAACGGCTATCCGGACGCCCGGATCGAGGAACACCGCGCGCCGCGGTTTAAGCGGTCGCGATTCGGTGTTGCTCGCTTCGGTACGTGGGCGCAGCAGTACATCTGGACGATGCACATGGGGCGGCGGCGCAGCGATGGTCGCCGCTGGGGCGTGACAGTTTGGGGCGAGCGGTTCGGACGCAATCCGAATAGTGGCATCGAGTGCTACATCCGACGTCATGCGCCAGCGCATACGTTGGTGATTTTTGACTACGAGGTATAGGGATGGATTATCCAAAGAGCGTGCCGGGTGTTGGCCTGGTGGATGGGAAGTTCGTCGACGAAAATCCCGGCGCCGGGCAGGTCGGTTCGTTGATTCCGTCGAAGTGGGGGAACGACCTGACGGACGAAGTGCTCAACGTGCTGCGGGAGGCTGGCATCAATCCCGACGAAGCGACGACGACCCAACTGCGTGACGCAGTGGTCGCGATCGCTCAGCGTTCTGTGTCAGGCTCCATCGCCAGCCAAGCTGAGGCCGAAGCGGGCAAGGACAACACGAAGCTGATGACGCCGCTGCGCGTCGCACAGGCCACGGCGAAGAAGCAGGATGCGCTGGGCTATGCGCCGGTTCAACAGGGGACAGGGATCGGACAAGGTCCGAACATCGTAAAGCTCGGCTGGGCGAAGGATGGCAGTGGTGTGCTTGTCACTGTCGACAATACCGACTTTGGTGCCATCGCACTCGCGAAGCAAGTAGTCGGATATGCGACGCAGCAATGGGTGCAGGGATACGCCGTCAGTACTGCTAATCCGATGATTCAGGGTAGACCGTGGATCGGTCGAGACGGATGGCAGGCCGATTTGGCGCTTCAGAATCGCAGGCCGGGTCAGAACGTGACGACGTATCTGCGGGCCCGGGACGGCGGCGGTCTCGAGATCATAAACAACGCTTACGACGGTGTCCCGTGGAACATGAGCGATGCTGGGGAAACTTGGCAAGCCGGCAGTCTGCATGTGGGTGGGACCACGCTCCAAGGTGACGGCAATCTCTATTGTGGATTCCGCGGTGCGTGGCTGGCCGGCCTTATTGACGATCTCTACAACCGCGACAACGGAAAGGCGAACGTCGGCGCACGCGTGCAGTGGGATTCAGGGCTCGCCGAATTTGACTACGTTGGTTCCGTGAGCAGCAATATTCACGGTCAAATCGATTTGCCCGCCCCGTGGGTGGTGACAGGGCTGCGCGTCGCCGCGAGTACCAGTTCGATCACGGCGATTTGGCAACGTGGTGTTGTCTTGCGTAACCAATAAGGATCACGGATGGATTTCAGTAAATATACGCACGATCACATGGTGCTTGCTCTGAAGCGCATGTATCCCGACCTCGTGCCGGGTAAAGACTACCGCGCAGCTCAACCGGTAGAGCGGAACGGAGGGCAAAGCGGCCCTCCGTTTATCGCGCATTGGGCGAGTGAATCGGTGCCGCAGCCCGAGGATGCTGACGTGCATGCGTACTTCGAAGCCAACGAAGAGTCGATCCGCGCGGAATATATTCGCTTCTTCCGAGACATGGCGCTGCGCGGTAGTGACGGTAAGACCGTAGTCCCGCCCGATGCCCCGGCTTCGGTCAAGGTCCAGGCCGATGCATGGACGAAGTACCGTGAAGTGCTGCGGAAGATCCCCGAGCAAACGGGATTTCCATTTGAGATTGAGTGGCCCCAATCTCCGGACGAAGAATTTGCTCCCTCTAGTTGAGGTTGCCGGCCCAGCGTGGCCGGCAGTTTGGAATCACGGTCAAGTATGGCCGGACAGAAATCACTGCCGCCTTTGGGGCGGCTTTTTCGTTTACGGGGATTCGATGCAAGACCACGAAAAGACCATTTTGGAGCTGATCATCATGGGCGGACTGATTGGTATCGCGAAGGTGTTGGTAGGTGGTGAGCAGCTGACATTTCGCCTAGTTGCGGGCCGCGCGATGTTGGGCTCGGCAACTTCGATGGTGGCGGGAATCGCACTGTTGCAGATTCCGGATCTGCCGCCGATTGCGCTGCTCGGTCTCGGCAGTGCGCTCGGCATCATCGGGTCGCAGTACCTTGAAGTGCTGTTGCGTCGGAACGCGAAGCGACTGTTCGGGGAGAAGTGACGATGGCGCGAATCACTGTTACCGCTGCCGGCGGGCGAAATCGAACGGCGTTTCTCGACATGATCGCGGTGAGCGAGATCGGCGCAGAAATGCTTGCGAAGTCGGACGACGGCTACAACGTCCTTGTCGGCTCGACGCCGTCGCGCCCGCTGCTGTTCTCCGGCTATGGAGTACATCCGAATGTGCTCAACCGACAGATCTCGGTGCCATCGACTGCCGCCGGCCGCTATCAGATCCTCGCGCGCTGGTGGCGGATCTATCAGGCACAGATGAACCTCCCTGACTTCGGGCCGATCTCGCAGGACCGGTATGCGCTGCAGCAGCTGCGCGAGCACGGTGCGCTGCCGTTGATCGACGCTGGCCGGTTCCGCGAGGCGGTGGCGAAGGTATCGAACGTATGGGCAAGTCTGCCGGGCGCAGGGTACGGCCAGCACGAAAACAGGATCGAACATTTGCTGTCCGCGTACCGCGCGGCAGGCGGGGAGGTGGTCGCATGACGTGGATCGACCCGCGCATGTGGCTGCTCGTCGTCGCCGGCGTCGTCGCCGGTTCGGCGTGCGGATATCTCAAGGGGCACCGTGATGCGGACCAGTCCGCCAAGGTCGCCGATCAGGCCAAGCAGATCGACGATCTACGGGCCGAACGTGACGAAGTCGGCCGCCGGCTGGCGGCTCAACAGGAGATCGCAACCAATGCTGCGAAAGAACGGGATCAGGCACGCGCTGACGCTGCTGTTGCCGATGGTGCTGCTGACGGCCTGCGTAAGCAGATCACCGCACTCGTTGGCGACGCGCGCCGTGCCGGCGCTGCGGCCGGACGCTCGGCAACCGGCGACGCCCTCGATCTGCTGGCCGACGTGCTCAGCTGGTCTGATGAAACGTCGGGAGAGCTGGCAAAGATCGCTGACGAGCGGGGTATCGCCGGCCAGCAGTGCGAGCGAAGCTACGACGCGTTGACGTCGACCAAAAGCATGTGAGGGGAGAATGATTCTGCCGGCGCGAGCCGGCGCGTAAGCGGGCCGAAGCCCGCTCCGCTCGCTTCTCTTGCATCTAATTCACAGATTGAACCTCGATCGATGCAACTTGTGACCCTCCCAGTGCCGCGTGTTTCGATCAAGAATCATTTCAATAGCTCTTAACTTTTCAGCTGCCTGGTCCGTATCCATTTCTGATATTTCTGAGATCCGTAGCAACCCGATGGAGTTTGGTGAAGTGCCCAATCTTAATCCGCCGCCAGTAGAGAGTATCCATCTATCATGAATTGGGTGCTTGCCTTCTGTCCCGAAGCCTATAACCACAATCTCCGTTTGAGGCGGTGCGCCATCGCATAGGTCATCCCACGCATCGCGAAAGACTTCCTCGGCGGAAAGATCCCGTGACTTCTTATTGACTTGTTCTTTACTGGTTATGACGACGATTTCCTTGTCGCTTGCAGCCTCTGCTATTGCCCTAATGACTTCGAGATCTTCCGGGCCAAAGTACGGATCCGATATATGAATTGTATCGCCCTGCTGCTGGACGACCCAAGTCTTGATGCGAGCAAACAATTGTTCGCGAGAGCCTGGTCCGATTATGTCGCCTTGGTCAAAGAGGGGGGCCCGCAAGCCTCCGCCGCTACCGGCCAATAGAGCTACAGCGACCTCGCCAGCACTACAAATGCAGTCGTATAGTGCTGGAAGAGTTCGCTCCGCGCTTTGCTGAGTCGCTTTGCGTATGCTGCTTTCGACTACCCAAAGCCATACGGGGTATACCAGCTGAAAGGGATAGCGCTTGCTCGTTTCAACTAGCTGCATGAAGTCACGCGTCGGCTGCGGAATCTGGCGGCCTGCATTAAGAGAAGCTACACTGCGGATTGCGATTTCCGTAAGTTCTTCCAGTGAGTGATCCTCTAGGCTTAAGCGTCCCACACTAGTCGCTGCGTCTTTCTTTGCATCGAGCAATTTGGAGTGATCTTTTAGGCGGCTTTTTTGGAATTTTGTTGCTGGGTCATCATCGATAAGGTCGATGATTTCGTTTACGAACGCTGGATCAATGTTATGTGCCAAGTCCAGAATCCTTTGTCGTTTATCCACGGCATTATTCTCGGAGAGATGGCTGGAAGCCAGCATCGCTTCTCTCAAGAGGACGCGGCATTTAGCGCGGTCGAACGGCTCGAGAATCTCCGCAACCCATTGGAATCGCTCTAGCCTATCTCGGTCGGAGGGGATGGCAAGGATATCGCGGCGAATCGCTTCGAACCATTTTCCGTCTGAGAAAGGGCCGCTGCCATTGGCACACGACGCAGTTATGCTGACAACTATTACACGGTCTGCTCCGTTGCTAATCGCATTCGCTCGTTCAAGTAACTCCTGCCATTGACCATTGTTCTTCTGTTTTGTTTCGCTAATTTTACATCGAAGTATTTCGGCGAGGCATGCAATCAGGAAGCCTTCGTGCTTGATATTATTTTTGTCGGGAAGTTTTCGTTCAACGATATTTTTCAAGTCTACGAGAATGTCGGCGACTTGGTTCCGTCGAATGGATTCGCGGTTCTTTCTCGAACCAAGCGCATTGCATAGTCTCGTAACGTTGCGATAGATAGCCCAATCATCGCTCATAGTACCGATTTGCGATAAGATATCCATTGCCTCGCTATAGGATAGCTCGTGCTCAGTTCTGCCTCGCTCCTGGAAGAAGTCGGATGGCAGCATCTTGCGCATGATCGTCGTGCAAATAGCATTACGTGCGCTATCGCGGTCACTACCGTTGAGAAATCTATCGATACGCGCGTTTGCGCCAGCTGCTGAAAGGAGGTACAGAAGCGGGGCAGCGCGAAAAACTATCTCTTCGTGCAGTGGCTTATTGTTTTCGAAATTTTCGGCCAACAGCGGTTCAATCATTCTCTCAGCGATGCACTGACTCAAATCTCTCTTGCCATTGAACCAAAGCGTCACGCCGACTTGAGTCCAAATCAATGCCTTATCATCGAGCCCTGGGAGAGTCGATACAAGGGCGGATAGCCGATTGAGCGCTGGTTCAAACTCGTGTGGGAGTGTGGCTACAAGGCGAGAGAAAACGCGTCCTGCTAGACTGGATGCAAGGAACAATTGGGCGGCGGCCGTTGGTGATGATGTGCCACTGGCCCCCGCTTCGAGCCTCACTTTTTCGAGCCAAGAAAAGGCTATGGTTTTGTTAATAGCAGCGAGTTCGCTTACCGCCCAATATCCTAAATCGATTTTAAGCCAACTTTCGTGAATTTCAGACCACGATTTTTCGGCATTTTCTAAAATGGAATCCTGCGGAACAAGGAAAGTGCAAAGATGAGTAATTTTGTAAGTCATTACCTGAGCTTGCATTCGCATTTCTGGATGTTCCATACGTTTCCAGAAGATTAGCAACTTGGGGTCGACTGTGGTTCCTGGTGATGAGGTGAGCCGTGTGCATATTCTGTGAAGCACGAAGAGAATTAATCTCTCTTTCTCGGATCTATTTGTGATCCGCTCTAGGCTCCTGATGATAATGTCCGCGTTTTCGCTGTAAGTATCATTAACGGCGAGGCAGCGGATTACGAGACCGTGCCCCCTGTTTCTTCTCTCTTCTGTATTAATTCGCTCGACTAGATCGATGGCGCGGCGAGGGTCGCACATGCACATTGCGCGAATTGCATCTAATGCAGCGATATAGTGGTCAGCGGTCTGCGATAACAACACTTCAATCGCTTGAAGGAGATGTTGGGTCGTTTCGGCAATTATGCCCGTACGTTCTTCGACCTCATCTTTGTAGCGCAGATGGCTGAGATGGTACAACATCCATGCATAACAGGCCGTTCTGATACCCACGTCTGAGACGACATGCACCTGTGCAAATAAGTCGATGAGGTCAACATCGATTGTACCGGGGGTCCATCTCTCCTTTGCTCGCAACAACGACATGCGGAGGCGCACGGCGTCCTCCGTCGTCCCGTGACCAACGAGTTCGCCACTCTGCGCCTCAAGACGAGCCGTGACTCGTTCAGATGATTCCCTGTCTTTTATATGTGGAGCAACAACGGCAATCTCTCTGATATCCTTGATCTTTGGAGATTTCGAGGTGTCGCGAAGGACAATATCGAGAGCAACTAGGGCAACCTCAGGGGCCTCAGCATCATGGCAATGTGCTTCTAGCCATCGTTGAAGAAGGAACAGCTTGTGGCCTTCTTCCAAATTGGTGATACGGCGCAACACTTCCTGCGCACTCATGGTTCGTACGATTAAAGCAGCAGCATCAAGGACCGGCCTGAGTTTTGCGGCAGTCTCGAACTTTGAGGCTGACTCACCAGCGCTTTGATCTGAAGTGCCTCGACTTTCACGGGCTGTCATTGGGGAGTTGGCCGCGGGCTGCTCTGGTTTACGAGTAGAAGAAGCAGCGCTTTCGAGTATCTTCAGTGAAAGATCGATGTCGACGGGCAACAATTCAGCAGCAATTGAGATCAACGCTGGTTCGGAAAGCTCGCCTTCTAACTCGGTGAGGAGGGCACGTAGAGTTTGAAAAACCTGCTCCGGAACTTCTTTCCCGACCTTGGCAAAGCACCTGGCTGCAGCTGCTAGCTGTTGAAGTCTCTCTTCTGGCGTTGTGGCGGTCAGAGCAAGTGCGGCAGCGGCATCCTCCATGCCTAATGCTAGCAGTGCTTCGATCTCATAGGTCGAACTGGCCGCCAACGTCGTTCCATTGATCGCGGATTCAATGAGCGAAAAACGTACCTCGGCAAATAGATCTCCGTTTCGGCGGGCTGAAACGATCCCGTATCCTGCATGTGTTTTGAGTGCGCGCAATGATTTCTCAATGGTGAGAAGCTTGGAAAAATGCGAGCCATTCAATCTCGTCACGGCCTCAGTGTGTTGCCCTGCCGCCACCAGTTGTGCTGGCAGGGCGATTATCGCTTCCTGATCGTTTCCTCGAGTGAGAAGGCGAGATATCAGAGCTTCATCGGTTTTGCTTCGTAAGTGAGAGAGCTTATCCGCAACGAATTGCTTCTGCGCTTCTGATCGAATACTCCATGTTTGGCTGGTGGTATCTCTCTCTACCAACCGGCATTTCATTAGCAATCGCTCTATTTTGTTGCTGTCTTGGTCCGTTAGTTCGCACAGTGTCTGCGTTGTAAGGAGCGTGTGGGAAAATGCAATGAAGGCCAATACACTCTCTCCACTTGAATCTAGATGGAGTGCTGCCCATTCGTATTCGAAGATCTTATTTAATGTTCCCTTGCGTTCGGCGAGTAAATTATCAAGCGAGGCTCCTTCTGAAACGAGTAGTCTGAGTTTGTGTAATAGTCCAACATTTCCGCTGGAATAAGTGTGCAAAGCCTTGACGTCCTCGTCGGGGAGATCGAGATCAGCGAGATACTCAGCCGTTTCCGGTGGGCTAAGAGCGAATCGTGGAATTTTTACGGCGTTTTTTTGCGCGAGAGGTAACTCATGATAGAGCTTTTCGCTGCCGGTGATCAAGAAGCGAAATTCGGATTGAACGGCGGGAAGTTGGTTAAATATTTCTAACGTTAATTGCCGATCGGTTTTTTCAGAGTCGGATAGGCCGTCAATCACGAAGGTAATCGGGCTTTTCCGGCCAAATGACTGAAAACGGAGTATGTACTGATTAAATACGGCCTCATCGACTTGGAAGTCTGGGATTGTGGAGGCCGAAATGTCATGGACGAGAAAATGTATCTGCTCGGTGAGCGTGAGGCGAAGAAAGGCTGCGGAGTAAAAAATCGGAGCGGACGCAGTCAGGAAGGCGCCGACTGCTCGCCGTTCATGGCGTCTCATATACTGTGCAGCCAGCTCAGATTTTCCTGATAAGGGGTCTCCCTCGACAAAGACAATATTTGTCGACTCGAACGCTCGTTCGATTGTCTCTAATACATTATCTCGCGGTATTAGTTTGGCAGGTTCGAGTGGGGCGTTTCGTGCATGTAGAATGACACTGTCGAGTTCAGGTTTCATGGTCTCATCGCATCTTTAACGTCGCTGTGGGCAACTTAGGTTTGTTGATCTTCGGCCGCATATGGAAAGCGGCTATTTCGACGGCGGATAATGAATGTAGCCGGCGTGGGCAGCCAGAGACTCCGCGGTGCACCGAACGGTGTACATCGATGTTGTGGGTTTTTCTGCCGCCGCATTGATTGGGTATGGATCTAGTCGAACTTGTATCGGGCACGGTGGCGTGCCAGGAAAATTTTGTTGCCTTTTGTGATCTTACGCAGCGCCGGATACCGGTCGAGTGCGAGGACTTGTCGATCGCTTTGGGATAGTTTCGGTCCAACCAATAGGCCGCCATCCGGGGCAAACGAAATCAGCCCCTTGTCGAATAGCCGATCAATATGTGGAGCGAGTAGCAACCCGTTGTCGGGATCGATCCGTTCATCGTTCGTGCTGAGGCTCCAAGGGTGGATGTGTGAGGCGAGAAGAAGGTCGGTGTTTGTAAGGCCCGTGAGGGAGCATTGACTGCTCCATCTCTTGAGTAGATCCGCTCGAAACTTTCCCTGGCCGACACGGGCTTTCACGATTGCATCCCGCGTCGTCTTCGATACCTTCTTCCCGTTTCCACCATCGATTACGAGCACATCTTCGAAGCGTTCGATCATCTGCGACGACTCGAGTAGGTACGTGCCGGCATCTTGTGGCAGGTGCGCCATATAGATCTGCTTGAGAGTTCCCGTACTTGTGAACAGCGGGGGAGATGTGCGCTCGTCAAACCGCGAAATGAACTCGGCTGAAACTTCGTCACGATGCACCGGGGTCTTCAGTTCGATCAGTTGGACATCGACACGGTGCCCGCTGGCATCCCATTCGGAGAAGGAGCGGCTCGGGGGGCGCGGAGCTAAATACGAATCCTTGATCGCCCTGGCGATATGCGAAATTCGTTGGCTATGGCAGCAGAAGATCAAGTCACCGGACTTGACAGCGGCAACGTTGTCCCAGTGCTCCAGGTGTTGTTCCCTCCCAGACCGGGTGATCGTGTGTTGCGGCGCCCACAGAAAGTTACCTCTAAGAACCTCATTGACCGTCAGTCCGACGTTTGCCCAGTAGAACTTCATTGCCCCGCAGCCCACATTGTTATGTTCGTGAGACGTTACCGTTCTTTACGCATGAGGGGAAGGGGCTCATCAAGTGAAACGCATACTAAGGGGGCGGTGCTTGGAGGCCGGTCCGGACCGACGGTGCAATTGTCGGAAGGATGGCGAGCGCGACAACTGTGTTTTTATACAGTACTATGAACCTAAAGCCATGATGCAGTGCACTGCTGTCACGACTCATGTTGATCTCAATGGGTTACAATCCCCGGCGGGAATACCCAGAGCAACGAACGCTCGAGGAGCGCGCGGCTAGACTTCCGACGCGCCCGAAAGATAAAGACCAAGACCGGGGTGACAATGCAGTGATACCAGCATTTAATACATCTATCGTGTTGCCACCATTCATTGGTGATACGCCAACGATAGCGGCCCGGTATCCAGTGCGAACTGGAAGGGCAGCCGGAGTTGGGCACGTCGCCGATTGACCTTCGCGACATCCCGCGTCAGCCATGGCGAGGACTTCTCAAGGTTCGGACGATTCGCGAGCGTGGCCGCGCGCCGAGAGCTGCGTATTCGCTTGCTCGATTGATCGAAGCAATTGAACTAAAGCCAGGCGGCGACCAATCGTCTTCAAGGGTGGCGTAAGGTTTGGCGTAGGTATGTTGTTTTGCCTTTGACTGACAAGCCACTGCATTACTTCGAAGAGAACGAGTAACACGATCGACTGGCTCCGAGGAGCCGGAACCAACAAATCAAAAAATTGTAGATCGTGAAGCTTTCTCGAATTCCCGAACTTGACCTGCTTCGGTTCGTCGCCGCACTTGCCGTAGTGTTTTTTCACTTTGCATTTCGGGGCCATGCAGCCGACGACCTGACCATCATGCATTATCCGCCGCTGGAGCCGATTTCTCGGTACGGTTTCCTCGGCGTGCATCTGTTTTTCATGATCAGCGGGTTCGTAATCCTCATGACGGCCGGCGATGCGAGCATCAAAAAATTCATTGCGTCCCGTGCGGCTCGTCTGCTGCCGGCGTTTTGGGTTTGTTGCACGGTCACTTTCTTCGTGACGCTCGCAGTTGGCGGGAACAGGTTTACGGCGACATGGCCCCAATACATCGTCAACATGCTGACGCTCGGCGGCGGGTTTGGGGCCGATCCGATCGACGGCGCATATTGGTCGCTCGGTGCAGAACTGCGGTTCTACAGATTGGTCGCGATTCTGATCATCGTCGGCCAAATTGGCCGTTCAGAGCGATGGCTCTTTGTATGGTTGATCGGCACGGTGCTCGTGGAGATATTCCCGTTCATCAAGCTCAAGACTTTCCTGGTGACGGATTACGCTGGCTTCTTCATCGCTGGCGCGGCGTGCTTTCTCATTCGGGCGCACGGGCTATCGCGCTCACGCGTCGTGCTGCTGTGTGCCTCGTGGGCACTATCGCTGTATCACGAATTCCAGTTGCTGCCATCCTTTAGCGAACACTTTCGATTGGACCTGAGCCCGGTGGTCATCGGTATCGTGATGACGTCTTTTTTCGTGGTACTGCTCGGGCTCGCGCTTCGTCGAACGCCGATCCTTCACGGTTCGCGATGGGCCTGGTTCGGTGCAGTTAGCTATCCGCTTTACCTGATTCATCAGAACGTCGGTTACATGCTATTCAACTTGACCGACGCAACGGCGAATAGCGACGTGCTGTTTTGGAGCGTTATCGCGGCGGCCATCGCGTTTGCATTGATGGTGCATGTAGCCGTCGAGAAACCGCTCGCACGGCCGCTGAGGAGCGGAATCGTGCTTGGGCTTGATGCGCTTCGCAACTGGGCTTTAACTGCGCAACGGAGCCGAATGCGCCAGTAA